GTTGGTTTCTTATCTTTATTTTGTTTTACTTTATGTGCTCCTGTCTTATCAACTTCTACCTCGCTTGGTAGTCTTCCCATAAAGTCTTTTTTAGCCTTATCTGTTGCCTTAGCTTCTACTGCTGTTAACTCTTCTCCTCTATACTTATCTATCTTAAATAAATATAGTTGTTTTTGAAAATCGTTTTGTATGTCTAGTAAGAACTTTTCAAACTCGGTGGCTCTAAATTGTTGACCATCTTTTTCTACAACTTGATTAGGGGTTAGTAATGATTCTTTAATATCCTCTAACTGTGTACTGGATAGTGGCTCATCATTAATAGATGAAGTTTTTATCACATTGTTGAAAAAATCATTATTAGCTTTTTGCTGTGCCTCTAAGGTTTCTCTTCTTTGATTTGCTTTTGAAACTTCTTGAGCTAAGAAATCATCGTGCTTCTTTTTGAATTGCTCTCTAAAATCTGAAAACTCATTATCAATTGCCTCATCTCCTTCTAGCTCTAATGCACTGATGTATTTGTCTGCTTTATCTGGTGATAAAGTTGATATAGCTGTCAGTCCCCTTTTTATAACTTCTATTTTTTCTTCTGTAGAAGTTTTTTCTGGGTCTAGTTTTGAGTATCTGTCATAAATAGTATTCTCGTACAATAGTGCTGGATCTGTTCCTGCAGATAAGGCCATTGCCATACCTATGTGTTGTTCGTTTATACCTGAGTCTTTGAGAGATTGTAAAGCTTGATTAGTTCTAGTTTGAACTTGCTCTTCTACTCTTTGTTCTGCACCTTGTAGATAAAGTGAATAAGCTGTATTGCCATCAATATCTTCTGTTATTTCGGCATCTTCTAAAATGTAACCATCCTCTTTTAGTTGTTTGGCAACATTGAAATATAACTTATCTATTGGTTCTGTTGAAGTAGGTGTGTCTTCAACAGTTGTTTCTGCCCCTTTATTATCAATAGTAGGTTTTTTATCTTCCTCTATTTTAGCATCCTCTTTAACCTCAGTTGTAGGAGTAGCTGTATCGGGGTTTTTGTTTTCCTCTTGTTGAATAGGTTTTACTTTTAAACCTTCTTCTGTATTTTCTAACTTAGCTGCTGCTGGCTCTTGTGGAGTATCAACAACTGGTTGAATATCTTCAGGTGCTTTTATAGTCCTTGTGGACCTATCGAAACCTGGGGCAAAAGGATTATGAGTACCCATTTTTATTCTTGGGCTTTCATCAATTGTCGCTGTATCGCTCATATGTTTGAATTGCAAATATAAGGGGTAAATGTCCAAAAAATCAAAAGATTCGTAAAGAATATTTCCATCCCCGTATTTAGTTTATAAATTATTTAATATTGATTATCTAGTTTTTCCTGATGCTATTTTAGCGTATTCAACTTTTGTGTCTTCTATAAGCTTCTCACGTTTGAATTCGTTGTCAAGCTCTTTAATTTGAACACTGTCTGGTATCTTATTGTCATCTATGTCTCCTGCAAGTTTGAATATCTCCCTGTTCAACAATGCTAATTGTCGGCTATTTTCAAGTTTCTCTTGATGCATCTTATATTCATTTTGCAGCTTCTGCTGCTCAACTTGTAGTTGCACTTGTGCTCGTCTTTCGTTTTCTGCTTGCTCAAATTGTTGGGCCTCAGCTTGTGCCTTAGACACTTTTTTCGAAAATGTCTTGACAATGTTTATTATCTCGCTTTCTCCTTGTGCAAGGCTTAATTCCATTACAAGCTCAATGCCATTCCCTCCTGCTCCCGCCATGAGTTGCATCATTTGTTGCTTTAAGAACTCTATTTGCTGCAGTGCAAATCCTGTGCTCTCAAGCCTTACTCCCATCTCAGTGTAGAAAAACTCTCTTCCTGCTTTTAACTCTTGTAATGATACAGGACTAAGTATGTGCTCTATTTGTTCTGGATGATCTTTATAGTGTAGTCTTGAAATGTTTAAAAGTTTATTAGCTGCTTTTTCAAATATTATTCTATGTGTATCATAGACATATTCTGTTTGATTGTAGCTGGCGTTTTGTTGACTTTGTAGATTTGTTGTATTTGTATATTGTCCTGCGGCACCTGCTCTTGCTTCACTAAAATACATTGCGGTAAATAATCCATTTTTAAAAAACTCTAGTAGGTTTATATTTTCTACTATCTCGGACATCTTAGATGCATCGACCCCTTTAAAAAGGTTATCATCTAGTGCAGATGCTCCATGTTTTTTACTTTGTACAGCTATTGTACTAAAGTCTTTCATGGTTGTAAACCACTCTTTGATACTCATCTTATCAGGCTTCCTATCAAAATTCATTATGAATAGTTTACCTAAGTTAGTTTTTAAACTGTGTTTTAATCTTGACATCTGTACATCAAAATCTCTTTGGAATGATTTTCCAGCATCAATAACACTTCTGTTTCTAGTTCTATTTTTATAAGAAAAATATTTTTTTCCTACGTAAGGTAATTCTACTCCATAGGGATCATTACTTCCACTCCACGAGTATCTGACAGGTTGTACTTTCACATAATGTTCTCCTCCTATTCTAGTTGCTTCCCATACCTCTTTTATCCAAACTTTAGTAACTTTAATATCACTCTCTATTGTTTCATAGTGTTCATCGAACCATAGTGTGTCCATCCTGTTTTGCTCTTCGTTCCACCTTTCTACTTTTTTCATGGTCCTGTCGTCTTTCCAAACTACATGTTCTACTTTTAGTCCGTAGTTTGAAATGTTACCAGAAAAACCACCATTCTCTACAACACCATTATATATTTTCATGGCATTCCTGTGACCCTCTTTAGTTCTAGTGTCTAGGTTATTGAACTTACTTTCATAGATTTCCCTATTTTCAGCTACATCTCTTTGAAAGTTTTTTACTGTGGTTTTCTCTTGCCACTTCTTAACTGTGTATTGCCCTTTAGATGGTCCTGAATCTATAGGTCCTATACAAGATTCTATCTCTTTTATTTGAGTAGGTGTAAGGTATTCTGAGTACTTTTCCGTTATGTGGGGTAGTGTCATCCATCTAGTCCTAACTGCCCAATCCATTTCTTGTACCCAAACTTTTCCAGGTGATCCCCCATACCTAAGTTCGTCTGGTGGCACATTTTCAAAAACTAACTGGTCACGATGTGTGTCCACATGGTAATACTCTTCGCCTGTAGGGAGCATGTGAACAAAACCCTCAACCTTATGTTCTTTAAGATTGAGGTGTTTGTCTAAAAAGTTAATTACTTCCTGCCCTTGTTTTGCCACTGGAGTACGGTAGTCGTTCTCCATGTACTCTATTATATCATTTGGACTTAGTGCTTTTACTTTTGCATCTACTTGTTGAGCAAATTCTTGTTGCTGTTCTGGATTAAGTATTGATTCATTTTCTATACCTAACTCAGAGAACAAGTTTTGAGATACTTTCTCTCTTAATGGTAAAAGGAAATTAGTCTCTATATCTTGTTTTAAAAGTCTGTTATACTCTTTTGCTTCAAATGTTTCCTTAAAAGGGGATAAATCTTCGACTGATAATACGTGTGGTCTTCTAAGCTCTTCACCAATCATAGATTGACATATTTGAGCTATTAGAGGATAGTGTATTAAATCACTTGTATCATTTAACTCAAACTTTTCTCCTAAAAAAGAGTGCTTACTATGAGTCTTATAAGAGTTTAGATCTACTCTTGCGTTTAAAAGGTCATAATTTGTCTTTATATTTTTTTGCCTCTTTTTATCAAAGTCGATTCCGTAACCGCTACTTATATAGAGATCTGCTAATTTTTTCTGCCTTTCAAAGTTATATGCCTTTTTCTTAGCGTAAGTCGCTCTTGGCTTTACTAAGTAATCTTCATTACTTACTGTAGTGCTACCACTATATGTTGTTCCCAAAATTTTTAATTTTACCAATCAGTGAATTTTTCCACTTCTTGTCTCCCGTACTTCGCTATTAAGTCTTCTTGATCATATTCTCCATAATATCCATCTTCTTCACTTCCGTCTATTTCTATTTCTAATTCTTGGTAGTGTAGTTCACTCCTTAATATCATTAATAGATATAAACTTGATACACCATCAAACTGAGTTTTCATGTCTGGATCATAGTTGATGCACTCACTCATTAATCTTAGTGAGGTCAACTCCTCAAACTTGTGTTTGGTTGGTATTCCGTTTTCATTTCTATCTGTAACTTGCTTTAACCAATCGGCTAATTTTACATAAGCAAACTGATTTAATTGTTTTGTCATCCTTACTCCCCTTCCGTAAAACGAAGGTTTAGTAGGTTTTTTATAAACAAAATTTAAAGTTAATCTAGGCTCAGGATAAAGTAAATCAAAGTATTCATTTTGATTACACCATTCTAAAAAGTTGTGTACATTTGTCTCTTGGAATATTTGTGCTTTATAGTACTTTGCTATCATTACTATAAATTCATATGTGTCAACTATTTGATCATGCCTTCCTGTCCACTCTCCTACTATAGTATCTCGCCTCATTTGATCTGAGCCAACATAATCGGCTTTATAAACAAGTACTGAGTTTTGTGATGATCCATTTCCTGATATTGCAACTGGATCGACTATAACATAATAAAGTCCCACTGGTGGATCATCTATTACATCCTCGTACAAACTCTACTCCTCTCTCTTTTAACGGATTCCAATTAAACCAACCTTTTCTCATTGAGCTTTGCATGAAGTTGCTGCTCAAAAGCTCGTTCCTAAAATTGGACATCTGCAATGTAGGGAACCTATTCTTTCCTTTAGGGATTAACATCTCCTTTGGATAGAGTGGATTGAACATTACATACTCTAAAAAGGACATTGCGTCCTTGGTTGCCTTTTTCTCAACCCTTTCTCTTAGGGCTGATCTTAATGCCTCTAGTAGGTTTGTGTTTCCGTTCTCATCGTTATATGCCTCCGCAGCATACAAATAAGATACAAATAACCCTACTCTACCTTTCTTATTAGTCTTTTTATAGTAATCGGGGATTGAAACTACATTATAACCTTCTGGACTTTCATATATGGTCTTAGACCCTTCAATGTCTTCACTCGATCCTCCAGTTCCCGCACAAACTATAGATCCGACTGTTCTCTTACCTACTTTAATTGAGTTTTCTAATACAGAGAATACAGAGGTTACATCATTTAAAAAACCAACTTCCTCTATACCTACTCTTCGAAGTCTTCCAGAGGCTAGATCTTTTGCCTTTTTTATTGCAATCAATTGCATTGTTGATCCTGGTATTTCAATAGAAAGGTCTTTTCTTTTTACTTCGTGCTTTATTGTATTACCTTGCTCGAATGCTCCTCCTGCTAGGTTTTTATAAAAAGCTCCTCCATATCTAGGGTACATCTGATGCTTTCCTGGCAACATTGTTAGAGCACTACTTATATCCGCTAAAGTAATGTTCAATGCCTCTGCCTTACTTGATCCCAACTTAAATACAAGTTTGTTATTTATATCAGCTATTTCCTCCCATCTTCTTATTCCTCCTAATAGAAATTCATGTAGTAAATCTCCTAAGTATGCATTATAACTCTTCCCTACAGCCCTCGATGCTAACAACATCGCATTTTGCCTGTTATTATGGTACATAGGAAGTCCAAGTGGCTTATTCCTATTATGATTTATCAAGTAATGTTCTGTAAGATATATCCAAGGGTCTACATACCTTTTGTACTTTTTAGTTTTTTTATTTATTACTGTAGGATCTTCTTCTAACCACTTTTTTTCCCACTTCTCAAGTTGTAGTTTCTTCTTATCTTTATCATCTACTGCTGCCTCATAATCTTCTAGTTTCTTTACTAAATTATTACAAGTGTATATTTCATCTCCTTCAAACCCGCTAAACCCATCCATGATAAAAAAATAAGTAAATATAATCCACTCATTATCTCTTAATCTAGGTTTTATTGGTCTCCTGTTCTCATCAGGGATCTTAATATAATTGATGTAGAAAAACATCTTAGGCGGCATGAACACCCATGTAGAGTTACCATCTTTATCTGTATCCTCAACCCATTTCCCTTCAATAGACTTACGTAAAAACTGGGACCAATAATTAGAGTAACTATTCGAGTACGGGTTTAAGTTCTTTGGGTGAGTCCTGTCATAAAATAGTTCTCTATTCTTTATTTTATATGGGAATAAATCTACAGCGAAGTCCTCAGTTCCCTCTAGTTCTATTATTCGGTTAAGTGCTCCGTATCGTAATTCTTTTTGTATCACTTCTTAAACTTGGTCTCTTTTTGCCTCTAATGAAAGTGTTTCAATATAAGAGCGTCTGTACCCGCCGAGCGATTCTAAATCTTCCATCTCTGACTCTACTAGCTTACTTATTTCATCATATTTCATGATCAGCTTATCATGGCTAATAAGCATTTGATCTTTTTCATATCTGTCTTCTGGATCAGACCAACTAAGGCTTCTGAAAAACATTTCCCTACCTTCTAGGTCTTGTTTGAATATTTCTAACTTCTTTTGTAAGTCTGATCTGCAAACATCTTTGAACTTATCTATATGTTTTAGGTATGGTTTTATATCAAAGTCTTCTCCTATATAAGTATCGAATACATCTTTTATTCTATCTTCTTCTTTTTCTATGGCGTGATAAAAGCTAGATTTTAAATCGTATACTCTGTATATGCAAGCCATTATTTTATCCCCTTCCTCCCCCATATCATAGAGTTCATTAAAAGGTTTCATCTTTTTTAAGTCTATGTTTTGCTCAAAAAAGGGGAGGTTATCATCATATAGTTTTGCGAAATACATATCTACCTAACGTTTGTACATTTAGTTTCACAACAATCTCTCAAGGGTATTTCACCTAGTTTTATTGGTTCGGGGTTGTAGCAAGGGTTTTTATCATTACATTTTATGTTTGCCCGATTACACATTGAAACTGTTATTGTATCATTACAATCTACACAGTGTAAAAAAATATGAAAAGTAAGTTCTATTTTGACATGAACATTATTCCAAAAAAGGAATTCTCAACATACGTCCCAATGTATAATTATGAAGACTACAACCCCCAAAAGTTTAACTCTACTATAGTTATTAATGAAATTGAATATATTGTTAATTCTCAGGTGATTTGTATCAAAAACGGCGGTCAATATGAAGTGTCTGAATCCTATCTTGAAACCTTTAACAATGATATTATTGACATGATTAAGAATATTGAAGGCATGTTTATTTTTAATCAAACCATTGAGTCCCCTCCTTTGAAAATCTTAGAGGAGGACAATTTGGATAGGAAAAGCATACCGTATTTATCATATATTAACACCCGACTAATAGAGCTTCACAACAAAACTAGTCACGATACTAATGTTGCTAAACTTTTAGTGGAAAAGTTAGATCAACAAGTGGAAACGTTTGAATTAGGAGAGCTTTATTTCAACAACTTTTTAGAACGAAAAATAAAATTAATCGGGGAGAGTTTTTAATAACTTGCTTGCAACTCTAAATGCCAACTTATACTCTTTTTGTGTCCTAGCGTTTTGTAATATATATTCAAACAAATCTAAATCTCTCGGATACTCAAAATAGTAATGTGAGTAAAAACAATCATCTCCGTCTATTTTATAACTGCAAGCACATTTACCTCGAAATTCAAATAATTTAAAATCTTGTTTTTCGTACCTAGGGAAGTTAATATCTGATTCTCTTAATATAGCTGGTTGTTGAAATTCGTCTATCATATTTTATTAAATTGTGTGGGTGAATAGGAACGGAAGACAACATTAGATAAGACGTAACCCCTCGTTCCTTCGGGTCTCCGCTTATCA